CAAACACTTCATTCTTTATTCTTACATTTTGTCCAAAAGAAATCAGAGAAACGATTAAAAAACTAAAAAGGATAACGATTTTCTTCATATTATAGCATATTTTTGTATATACTATAAATATCGTATCTATAACTTTCCGTAATCCAAACCCCAATTTGCTTTAATAGGAAACCCACCATCCTCAATGATTTCTTTCAATCCTCTAATCAATTCTTTATCAACATCAGTAGGAACATCAAAAAGAAACGAATCATATGTATATAAACAAAATCGAATTTCACTTCCCCCAATCCAATCCAATATCCTTCTCATCTTATCCACATTCATTTCAGTTTCTACCGCTTGAAGTAGATAGTTGAATACTTTTTGTGGGTTAGGTTGTTCAATCCAGCTCAACGGAATCTCTCTATGTGGTGTTTGTAAGTAACCTCGCTTTTGTGTTTCAATCCATAATCCATCAATATAATCAGCCACAGCATTGAAGTAAGGTATCTTACGGAAATCATCATCAATACCACCATAAAGTAATTGGAACGTAATTCCTTTCGATTCATCCACACTACATCCATATTGTTCGGCTAACCACTCATGCACCGAAGTTGTTGGGAGTTCGAAGTTTACTAACTTACCAATCAATCGAGGGTGATATGCGTTATAATCCATTTGTAGGAATATTCCATCCGATACAAAACATTCTCTACTACCATCGGTTTTGTTTAGGGCGGCATAGTTCACACCACCATGTCTATTTGAAGGTCTACCGGTCACCGTAAATGGATTGTACTCCGTAAACACTAAATTATCGGGTGAAAGCTGTTTGGAAGCTTGAGGCCATCTATCAATAAATTTTTCCCCAACGACACGGATTCCCATTTGTTCAATTCGGGCTAAGGTTGGTATAAAAATATCGTTATACCAATTATAAGTTTTAGATTTCTGATTGATTGATTTACCAAGTTCGTTTTCAATTGCTTCACACAATTTGAGAATGGGAATGGATTGAATGATGTCCTCTTTGTAACCCTTATGAATAAAGGGAGCCACTAAGTTTTGTATTGGTTGAGAATAGTCTATTGTTTTACCATGCTTTAAGAAGTAAGCGGTGTCAACATCATTCAAGCCTTCCCGTACATCCGTAAAAGATTGTAGTAGCTTTTTCTTTTGGAATACCCATTTTTCTCCGGCAGTATTCAACACACTAGCTATTTGCTCATTAGAGAGTGATATAGCGTCTGTATGTTGTTGTGGTAGTATATACTTGTCCGATTGGGTTCTAACGAATATAAACGATATATGAGTGTTATTAGGGTGCTTGTCATTATCTACCCACATAGGATACCAAACGGAAGCTTCGGTCTCCAGCTTTACACTCAATTCATTCAATTCATCAATAGACTCAACAATTATCATAGGATACAAAGATACAAAAAAAATCCCAAACTACCAAATTAATGTAGAATGGGATTTTGGTGGAGATGAGGGGAATCGAACCCCTGTCTTACAAAGTAATCATAATACCAGCATATCACACGTTTAGGTAAAGTTTAATCTTATTCACTTTCCAAAATAATTGGGGCCGTATGGTTAGTACAGCTTTCCACCAACCTATCAGTTTTTAAGAGCCGATAGGTAGAGCTCCGTTTTGTTCACTTCTATTTAAATGTTCCACGAGTGATGCGGAATGAACTAAGCAGCGTATGCGTACTCAGAAGCCCCAATGAATTCCATCATAGAATCAAAGGTCATAGTTGACATTTCGTCAGTTGTTTGTTTGCGCAGATTTAAAGAGCTCTAGCACATCTCTCTACGTGTGGTACTACCATTCTCATTGCAATCAAGTCCATGGCATCCCCATATAATATGTAAATATACGAAATTAATTTCAAACTACCAAATTATTTTACTTTTGCGAATTGTAAAAGATTTGAAAGATAATGTGATAAGTTTGGAATAGTTGTAGTAGCTGCTCTTACAGAATTTGAATTTGATTCCATAATTTCCTGAGGTATTCCTGTTAATCGCCATTGTACCGATACAATGGAGTAATAATCATTAAAGTTTGCATTAGATGCGTTAATTGCCTCTATTTCAAAAATAGGTGCATTTATATCATTTGCCTTTTGTATAAAATATCTTTCAATATATCCATTATAATAATCCCCATCGGTTGGTTTTGGAAAATATGATATAGGTCTGGCCGGTGTTACGCTAGGTAAGTTTTTGTCCAATGCCAATTTTGCATATGAAAATACATTTGTTAATCCAGTTTCCATATTATTTATTTTTCAAAGTGTTGCCTATATTGTCCAGTTACAGTAGTTGTCCATAAGTTACCATCAATGTTTTGCTCAATATTAATTACTTGAAAAAATCCATTTTTTTCATATCTTTCAGGTATACCAACTATATTAAATATATCTCCTCTACGAATTCCACTCTTTCCCATAATTTTAAAAGTGTATTTTATTGGTAATAATATAGAAGTTTTTGAAACATCACCATATGATTCAAATGCATTGTTTTTCATAATATCAAATATTTGAGTATCCGTACAACAATATATTCTAAAATCATTTCGTAAATTTACAAATTTACGAGTAGCATCTTCAAAATCCTGCTGTGGTCTCTTATCTGACATAGCCGCAATAACTGGATTTAAAATTATATCAATTTTGTTTATATTATTTGTAAGTGTGGTAGTAGCCGTTTCTTGTACTTGCCTTTTTAAATCCTTTATATCATTTTTTAATTTTTCCCAAGCCTGGCCGTCGGCCGTTGTAGTATCACCTCTCATATTGTAATATGGGTCATCCGCAAGTCTAGTAGCCTCAATTATACCGGGATTATAATTAATATAGTCTGTAAAAACCAAAACACCGGCTGCAGTTCTGTATTCAATAAATTCAGCTTTAGCTAAACCTATTTTAATTGCTCTCCATGCTTTACCTTTCCAACCTGTTGGATTTTTTTGCTTTACCAAAGTACCCTTCCATGTTGCTAATTGAGCTTCCTTTGCAGCTAAATCTACTTTAAGAGCAGCTGTGGTTTTTCCTCCTACCGGCGCAGTACCAGTTGGCGTATTATCAGTAAAGCCAATTCCACTAAAAAATAAATCCTTTTTATCAGTAAAGATACCACCAATATCTAATCCTTGTGAACTTGGATTTGATGTATAATTTTCTCTTTTTAAAATTATTTGATTAGTCATTTCAGATGGAATATCTACTTGTAAATTGGCTTCTAAAAATACAGATAGTTCACCAGCATGCCTAAACAGTTGTATGTTATTTTTTGGTATAGCACAATACCCTGCAAAATTTTCATCTATAACCGAAAGTTCAATATCTCCATTTTCACCAACTCTTTCTACAATTTGAAAATTCCAAAAAGAATTTACAGCATCAGACATTTCGTTTAGCATATCTAACAATACGTCTTTTATTGATTTATTTGCTGAATTTTTTATGGCTTTGCTAAATACATCAAAATTAACATAAAGGTTTTCCAATTGGCCATGATATCCACTCTTTTCAAAATACCCCGGCCATGATTTGTAATTCCAAGGCTTTCCTCTTGAATCTACTCCAGTTGGAATATTCGTATATTGAACAAATGATGTAGTACCAATAGATGCATCAAACTCACTGTTTAATACAGAATCAACAGGTACTTCACTATCATTTAAAAAATATGTAAAGAAATCAGGTATCTTTCCGGGTATTATTAATTTAGCCGGATTTGTTGAGAATATTTTTGGGAACGCTCCAATTGTGGAATCCGCATTTATTCTTACATTTATTTCTTTATCTCCTACTTTATAAGTAGTTAAACCATTATTTGCATTTAAAATTCTAATAGCTAAGTCAAACTTTATATATTTGTAATCAGACCCTAATTTTTCTCTAGGAACAATCCAACTACCAACTTTAAATTCTTTCATCAATCCCAAGCTCTGTCCTACGCTTTCTAAACTATCAATTGTTTTGTATGAATTTACAACACTATTCACTGCGTAATCAAATCCAATTAAATCTCTGGAGTTCCAGGCTGGAACACCCATAACTGCTTTTGTAACCATTTTTGCGACTTCGCCAATTTGCCTTTCCGGTGGTAATAAATTGAACATATATTTGTATCGTCTACCAGCAACTTCAGGGGCGGTAACGCCTGCCTTTGATATATCGGATATACTAAATAATCGTACCGAAGGGAACTTTGATACTACTTTTGTTTTTTTACCAGTGGTGGCGTCTGTTTTTACCGTTATTATATTTATATTTTTATGTTGTTGTAAAAAAGTAGGTAAGCCCGGCATACCTCTTAAATTTACAGTTATTATAAAATTTTCATTTTCGGATGCTACACTACCACCAACTATAAATGCAAAAAATGAATCATAGTTTCCATAGGATTCAAATCTTTTATTTTGCAATACATCAAAATCTAAATTATCATCTGCAGCTTGTGTTACAATTGTTTTGGTATCGGTTGTATCTATTAATTGAGCCAATGCTTCCGTATCACCCCATCCATATTCTATTAATATACTAAAGCCAGGTTCCATAAAATACCTTTGCATTTCTTCTAATTGAGGTAATGAGAAGCATTTTATTATTAATGTTCCAACTCTTGATATATGGTCTTTCCCTTCTTTTATTTCTAAACTTGTAACAACAGGAGATGGCCTCAATATCCAATCTTGGTCTTCATCATTATTTTCATTTCCATTTGTTTTTATCAAACCACGTTGATATGCTACAGATGGATATACCCATTTATTTTTAAAGTTTTTTCCAATAGGGCCGCTACCTTTTTGATTACCATAACTACCTCTATCACTATTTCCTGACATTACTGTTGTAGCTGCTCTAAATGAATCTACTATTTTTAATTCATCATCTAAAGTTGCAGATTGTAATATTAACCCATCCTCTGCTCCAGAAAAAATTCGTATCCAAGGAAATTTACCAGATAAAGTTTTATTTCTATTTTTATCTTTATATGGTCCAGTTGTCATACCGGATGTAATACTATTATACTGGTTTGCTCCTATTTTTGTAAATTTTGGAAATGTTGACATATTATTGTAATTGTTTATTAAAGATAGCGTGGATAATCAACAGGAATTCTTAAAATTGTACCATCTTTAAATCCAATCGGAGCAGTATGTATATTATTTGCCGATGCAATTACCCACCACTTACCAGGATCTCCATAAAATTCATTTGCTAATGTATCCAATCTATCTCCAGTTTCTGTTGCAATAGTAATATCCATTGCGTTTATTGGAATGTTTGGTAATATAGTTGCTTGATAAGCATCCTTACCATCTAATGTTTTTTTAATAGCATTTTTATTGTATCTCATATCAATATATATTAGTTTTTACCAATTTGTGGAGTAAACAAAAATCCTTTCGTACCATAATCATATTTCAAGTTTCCGTTCAACGCAACCTTCTTAATGTTATTTATATAGCTGGTTATGTCTATATATTGTTGATTGATTTGTTCACGCTGTTTAAAATCCTTAGCGTTAGGAGCTCTCCCTGCTTTAGTTGTTCTAGTAAAAAAGCTTGGTTTAAAATTTTCTTCCCATTCCTTTAGTTGATTAAGTAAAGCTTTTTGCTGGTCAACAAGAGCACCAGTTGCTTTGTTTGCTGTAACTTCTGCTTCAGTCAATAGAGCATCTTTAGGAATATTTCGTCTAATATACTTTAAATCATTAGAAATCATATCACTTCCAGGATTTTTATTTATATATGCAGGTACGAATAAAGTATGACTTACGGCAGCAAGTGGTTTTTCTTCTTTTTTTACCTCTTTTTTAGCAGGAAGTTTACCCGTTTTCCACCAAGTTTTTAAAGCTTTAGCAGATTGGGTTATATTATTATCGATAATTTGTGCATTAATATATGCGTAATTAAGTAAATCATCAACTGGTTCTTTTATAGCTATACCTGTATTTATTGCGAAGTTACCAACATTTAATACTGCATTGGCCGTTGATAGTGCAGTATTTAGTGCAAGTACTCCAGGTAAAGCTTTAAAAACCATACCATATTCTCCCATTTTCCAAAAATTTGCTGTCATCGAATTTGCATTAATTATAGTATATCGATTCACTCTAATTTGGTCATCAATTTCAGCAGCCCCACTTTCTAGCGTTTTGGATACATACCCATATACATTATATCCCTTTTTGTGAACTTCATCTTGTCTTTTTCTAAAATTTTTTTCAGGTGAGTAACTATCGGATGCTTGCTCATATTCTTCAGCATTCTTAAGTAATTTCATAAATGTGCCGCCATATTGTTTTCTATAGTCTTTGCTAGATTGACCATCATAAGCACTCATAGCTGCTGCATTAATAACATCAAAATTGTTTTCAAATGTCTTTGCTTTTTCTAAATACACATCATTACTTATTCCAAATTTTCCTGCAAAAAAGCTATATGGAGAGGCTATTTCTTTAAGTCCCTCATATATTCCAACATTACCAATCACTTTATCAGGATTTAGCGTAAACTTAATTGTTTGTAATTTACTACCTCTTGCTTTATACCTTGTAAGACTAGAGGATTTATCTATATAATTCCTAAGCGTAAAGATAGACCTTTGTGTTGTAGCACCAAGTATATTTAAATCTTTTACAGCTGTAAACAAGTCATGACTTGTATGCGATATAACAGACCCCACTTTACCAGGAAGGATACCTTTTAAACGATACAAAGTGAGGATATTAACATTCTGCCCAGTTGCAATTAAAAATGATGATAAAATATCCTGTCCTTTATAATTATAATACGCTGCGGTTGAAAAAATTCTAGGAACTAATGTAGCTGCTTTAACTTGATTTGCCGTCATTGATATTCCCTTACCAAATCGTACTATCTTACCTCCATTTCCACCGGTAACTACTACATCAAACATACTAAACAAAGCTTTACCGGCCGCCAATCCTGCTCCCACATGAGATGGGGCCCCTAAAAAAGATGCAGCCTCATTATAACTAGTTCCTACTGGCGCCCATATACCCTCACCATATGTATTTTTAATTTCAATTCCACCACCATCGTTTACCGGTACTAATGCATTCCATATTTTTGCGCTTTTTGCATCTTCTTCGGATAATCCTACACCAGATGTTGGCGTTACATTGTATATTCTACTATCAGCGGCACGATTAGAAATGGTATTTGATAAAGCGTTTTTTGTTAATTTAATCCCCTGCGAAGGGAGTGTATTCAATGATTTTTTAAAATCATCTGTTATAGTCCCAATTTTTATTGGAGTAGCTAATCCAGTTAATATACTTCCCATATCATAAATTTATTAAGGTGCTACAATTTTTGGATTTAAATAATCATATAGAGTATGACCATTTTCATATTCCGTATTATATACAGTTGATTTACTTTCAATAAATTTAACAGTAATATCTACGTCTACTATCATAGGTAATATCCAATCTTTTGGAGATACATTAGGGTCAAAATCGTATTTATATCCAATTATACCACCATTATTTTTCCAATCAGATGCCGCTATTGCGCCATTTAGTAATTGTCCATTATGACCAATTTCCCATGGAGTATTTTCATCAACACTAAATGTCATATTTTCTATAAAGCAATTTCGCTTATCATACATACTACCTAATGTTATTGCTATTATAGGTGGAGCAACTGCATTAACTTCTCCTTTATATCCCTGTGGATATACCATACCTGCTAATGCGTTCAATCTTCTCCATGCTTTTTGATGTTCAGATAAATTCATAGAAAATACTTTGAATTTAAATGTTAAGCTTCTCTCAACACCACCATATGTATATGAATTAAATGGGTTTCCTATAAACTTATTAGGCTCCCAGCTTGGTGTAAATGTTTCTTGTAAATCGCTAACCGTACATCTAAATTGTAGTGTTTTTCCACTATATTCACTATAAAATTTAAGTGCTACAAAATCATATTCATCAAAAGATTTCTTTTGCGCATCTAACGCAGTTGTACCAAGATGCATTATGTTGTCACTCATATTTAAAAAATCACCTATTGAACCAATACCTTTATTCAAAAATATAGTGTCTTTCATTTCGTTATTATGTACACTTGAATATAATTTTCTATCAGGTATCATTTTTTCTAATACTCCATTCATTGTTAGTGTACCATTCACACCATTTAAAGTATAGCCGCCACCATTCATTTCTGGTTCACCTGTTAATGGATTTTCTATTTGTTCTGGCGTAGTTACTGTTATTGCATTTTTAGATATTAGTCCTTCCATTCTGTGACGTCTAAAACGACCTTCCATATCTTTTTGAAATGCTAAATTATCAGGTTGTATTGAATTTATTAATGTTCTACCATATGGTTTTTTGGAATACCATTGTTTAGCTTGTATTGGTATATTAGGGTCTGATTTTTTCGCACGTTCAGGTCCCAATATCATATACGAAAACTTATCACTACCTATTGCATTTATTGTTTTTTTAAATAACAAACTTGCACCTGCTTTAAATAAACCAGAAACAACACTAGTAGCGGTAGACATTAAAAAATCTTTACTTTGTGCTACTATATTTTTATTAGATTTCAGTAAATTATTAACAAACCCAGGTACTTTATCTTTATTTTTTAAATTAATTATTTTTTTTCTAGTATCATATTCACTTATATAATCTTCTTTATTAGAATCATATCCTTTTGCAAATTCTTCCGCTACTTTACTTGGAATCATTGGGCCGGGTAATATAGAACCCAATAATCTACTACCAACATCAGATATTGCATTCAATGCTAATGGTGTTAAATCAGGCTTTGGTGGTAGTGTTGCTTTTTTTCCATTATTAAATAAATTAGCCATAGCATCTCCGGCGTAGTTACCAACAGCTTGCCCAATTACATCATCAAGACCACCTGCAGCCCCTTCATCAACCGCCCTTTTCATTACCAATAAAGTTTGTGTATTTTGATTTGTAATTCTAGGAAAATCTAATCCATATAATACAGGCCTTGCGAAGTTTTGGAATTGTTTCAAACCCACTTCTTCTTGTTCGGTTAAAGTTTCTGATAATTTTATACTTCTAGTATTCCTCAATTTGTTCATATTACGCAAAACATCAAATCCACTTAAAATATCGCCAACTAAACCACCAGCCGGTTTTCCAGATATTGTAGCATTATTTAATTTATTAATTGCATAACTGGTTGATGTAATAGGGACAATTCTTTTACTATCTTGAGGCGCATATATTTCTTTTGCCGTTTTTCCAGTATTTGGGCCTGATGGATTTTTTCTTTCTTTAAATAATTCTTCTAAACTTGGCATATCTTATTTTCTTTGTCCGTATGAAAAATTGTTTCTACTACTCTTTTCAGATGCTAAAACAATACCACTTGTAACCTTTTGTCCATCTAAATAAACATTATTTGATTTATTTGAAAACTCTTGTCTTAATGCTTTCATTTCATTTACTAAAGTATCAATTCCACTAAAAGCCCCAGCATTACCTGTATTATTTGGCGATAATGACATTTTTCCAATGTTAGATGCTGCATTTAAATTTTCAATTATATTAGGCGCTGCCACTAAATCATCATTTGGAGATAGATTTAATAACCCACCTTCTTTTGTAGATATTTGAGTTCTACCATCAGCAGGTGACATTACATCACCAACACTTTTTGCTTTACCCATAGATGATAGTAATGCCGCAACAACTCCAGCCGCTAAAGCAACACCAACAAAAGGCATTGCCCCATATGCACTCCATACTTTAGCAATTGCTGCCATTTTAGCAGCAATAGCAACTTTCATAGTCATTAACCACATTGCGGTTAATCCTGCTATAATTGCCGGAAACACACCAGGTATAAAATTTAATACTTTAAATACAAATCCAAGTGATTCAGCTATCATAGTAACTAAAGGTGCTAACCCTTCCATCAATGGTAAAAGTGCAGTACCAAGAGATGCAACTATTCCTTTAAATGAGTTTTCCATTTGAGTAACCTTATCAGCGATTTCTTGCTGAGCGGCTAATTCTTTGGTTTTATTCATCAATTGGTCTTGTGTTAGATTGGTTATATCCAACCCTTTATCTATTGCTTGTTGTGCTTTTATAGATTCATCATCGGTAAGGCCTGATAATAGTTTTTGGATTTGTAATTGCTTAGTAAGTTGTTCTACTGTCATACCTGCCGCATCTGCTAATACCTTTTTAGTAAACATATCCTGGTCAGCAAATCTACCACTTCTTTCAACCTGTTTTAATATTTCTTTCTGAGCATCTACGTTTTTACCAGCATATGCTAATGCTCTTGCTTGCGATAAATTAAATTGACCTCCAACAAATGTTGCAGCTACTAATTCTTTCTCAATTCCATTTTCAAAATCTAAAAGGTCTTCGGTTGTTTTTAATACATCTTTTAATGTAGTACCTAATCTTCTAGCTTCAATAGCTTGCTTAGCTATTAAATTAACATCACCTTTAAAATAGGTATAAGTACTTTCAGCTGATTCAGCTATATCCGCAAATACTTGCGATGGAGCTACGCCAGCTAAATTTGCCATTTGAGCTACTTGCTGTGAAACTCCTTGTGCAGTTTCCGCAGATAACCCAGCCATACTCTGCATTATCATACTTACTTTGGCTGCATCTTTTTGAGCAATTCCAAAGTTTTTATTTAATACAGTCATTGATGATACCAATGCTTCGGATAATCTAGCGTTATCAGCAAATTCTCCTTTTAGTGCACTAATCGTATCATATACATCATCAGCCGCTATTCCTAATTGAGAAAAATTATTTCTAATCTTTTTAACTTGATTATCTAAATCTTTTGATTGAGATGCAGTTATTCCAGTTTCTTCTCTAAACTTTTTAGATGCTGCCGATAATTCTGTAAATGAATCTACAGCTGCTGCTAATAATAATCCTATCAATACAAGTGGTAACATTCCCGACATCAATCCTTTACCTAAATCTTTGGCCAAATCAACACCATCTTGAAGAAAACCTGGAAGTTTTTCATATAATCTATTACCTTCTTCTTTTATTTGATTTAATCGTTCTTCTTGTTGAATTAAATTTTCATTTAATTGAAATAAATCTTTTAATTTTTTTTGTTCAGCAGGTCCTAAACTAGCAATACTTTCTTCAAATTTAAGTCTTCTATTAGCTGCATCATTTTGACCTAAAATTTCATCTTTTACTTTAGCTGCTTCTTCCGCTTGAGTTGTAATAGATGTATATAGGTTTGAATATAGTTCTAATTTTTTTTGATTAATTTTTAACTCATCATCGCTTAATCCAAATTGTTGTTCTTTTAAATCTAAAATATCTTTAGCAAGAGAAGCAAATGCAGAACCTCCTACTTTATTTGTAGTTATTAATTTTCTAGCATTAATGTTTAATTTTGTAAAAGAAGTTCCTAAAGAATCTTGTAAATCTTCATATTCTTCAGCTAATGTATTTTGTTTCTCTAATGGTTCTGCTTGTTTTTGTAAAATCTTTAGCTTTTCCTTCTCTTTCTCAATTCTCTTTTCAAGTCTTTTACGTTCTTCCGCACCAACTATCGCAGCCTTTTTGTTTTGCTCCTCAATACGCTGATTAGTTTCCTCAATTTCTCTAAGAAGTTCTAACCTAAGCTCTTCTGCACTATCTGATAGTTTATCCATTAGTTATAATCATTTGGTATCAACCCCCAATCCTGAAACATTCTGAACATTTCAGGTCTATCATTTTTTAATTTATCAATTTCCGGCTTATATTTGTAGTTTAATTTATCTACATCAGCCTTTAACTTTTGTAAGACAGGGTCTTTATCAATCAATTTTTGAAGTTTTTCAGGTGTTCTCTTTTTAGTAAACAATCCAAAAAATTCTTTTAATTTAGATTTTCTTATTTTATAATGTGATGCCATCTTCGTTTGTTTATAGTTATTCAATCTATAAATATCTAATAAAAGAAAAAAGTTAGGAATAAGAGTGGTTATCTCTTAATCCTAACTTTAGATGCGTTGGAAGATTGTGCTTTTTTAGTATCTTCGTTTTCTTTTTTCTTCGATTCAACTAATTTATTATAATAAAATCTCCTAAGATGGGTTGGCATTTTGTACAATTCCATCATCGAAAAACCATTACTATACTCCACCATTTCAAATATTTGAGTGTGGAGTAATAGACTATGATTCATCGCCAGGCCAAAAAAACCCTACGCCCATTGGAATAGGCGCCACCTCACTTTCTCCATCTTCATGTACATATGTAAATGTCATGTTCATATCTGGAGAGATTTTTTTAATATGTTCTCTGAATGCTCTACTATCTTTTGCTAAAAATGAGTTATTAATGAATTTATTGATATGACCTAAATCTGAATTACCATCCACACTTTTAATCATATATCTTAATCTAGTTGTAATTTCATACGAACCATCTTTATTCATTTTCTCTAATGCTGTTATATCTTTATCAATTAACTTCTCATCACCATGTGTAAGTAATTTAAATACTAATGTATTACCAGTAGGTGTTGTGAATTGAAATTCATTTTGATTTCCAAAATTAGAATAATCAACATCCTTTGTTTTAATTTGAGCCAAATCTACTGTTGTTTCAATAGATTTTCCTGCTTTAGATGAATAAAATGAAATATTATAGTTAGGACCATATCCTAATAGTCTTGTTGCTAATACGATTGCATTTTTATCACCTACTAAAATATCATCTATATTAACAGCATCAACAATAATTGATTCAAATAACTTATCCAATACAATTCCTTTTTTAATTAGGTTTGTAGAAGAAAGTATATCTTCCTCTTTTGCTGTCATATATTTTATTGTAATTTGTCCAGAAGATAGAGGATGCTCTTTTGGATATAATTTACCTTTTGATGGTAAATCCAACACTTCTGTTGGGAAATCGAATTGTTTTTGATTCATAACTTTACTTTGTTTAAGTTTGTATATATAAATACATAGTTTTTAAAAAATTAGAAAGCATAAAAAAGGGGATATTTTGGTATCCCCTTTAGTTTTATGTTTTTTTGAATATTAATATTCAAGAATTGCGTAATCGTATGTTAATGTCAAATCGATTGTTGCTGGTTCATTTGTGTTAGAAAAGTCCAATTCACCAAAAGAAGCTTTAGTAATAAATGCTCCTTTTAAAGTCCATTGTTCAACCTTATCACCAACAGGACCTAACATATAAAAACTAATGTCCTTTTTATAGAATTCAGCGTATCCATCTCTACCAGTAATTGATTCATGTGATAATCTCACCCACTCCATTACTAATTGAGCTGCTGAAGGAACTACTGGGTCATATAAAGTGATATTTAAGTCCTGCCACTCACCTTTACCCTTTAATTTTCTATAAACGTTGATATGGTCTATTTTTACAGTTTCAAAATTTATTTCTGGTCTGTTTGCTGTTTTAACCATATATGCGGGAATACCCACACTTGTCATTTCCATATAGTAGCGGTTTTTCATCTTCGGTTCGAAGGTATCCGCTATCATTTGGGTATAATTTAATATATTATCTGCCATTTTTGTTCCGTTTTATTTTATATTAATAAATATCTACTTTGTTTATTTTCGTATTATGCTGAGAAAGATGCTCCAGTTGGTAAGATGTTGAAATCAATTACTATGAATTCAGCAGTCTTAGTTGGTTGAAGGAATATTGCTCCAGCTAATATGTTTCTATCAATTACATCCGGTGTGTTATTAGATTCATCCATTACAACATTGAATGCGTACAAACCTTGTCTTTGTTGGATACCCTCTAAATAAGGAGTCACAGTGTTAATGAATCTTGCTCTAGTTTCAGTTGTATTTTGTTCAAATACTAAGTAACGAGATGTAGATGCTATGAACTTCTTCATAGTGATTAACAATCTTCTAACATTGATTCTATCTAAAGCAGATGCTCTATCTTGCAATGTCTTTTGTCCAAATGCTACAATACCTTGTCCAGGGAAAGTTGCGATAGGGTTTACTTTATTTTCATAAAGGATATCTCTTTCAGCGTGTGTTAATCTATTCAATACACTAACTGCTCCAGTAATACCACCCCTATTCAAACCAGCCGGTGCGAACCACTCTGCTGATAATCTATCACTACTAGCGAATACCGCTGGTAATAATGTAGATGGAGGTACAGTTGTAAGTTTGTTTGTGTTAGAATCTATTGTTTTCATCCAAGGATAGTAACAAGCTGCGTAGTTTGAATCTACTGCTTGCGCTTGTTCAGTTGCTGTTGTAATTGAAGAATTATAATCAGTAAAATCAGCAATATAGAAACAATCTTGTCTATTTTCAACCATATCAATCATTTTAGTAACGATTGCAGGATGTAATTCTCTATTAATACCAGGCATTGATACTAAGTTAATATCATATTCATCAGGATTAGATAAAGCGTTAATTGCTTTTGAATATCCTAAAGAGCCAGATGCTGTTGATTTAGAACAGTTTAAACCTTGTGTATTTGCTGCTCCCCATCCATCATCACCAGCTAATGCTATTTTTACAGTTGGAGATACACCATCAAAACCACCTTGGAAACCTAAAATAAATTGTCTCTTAACTAAATCAGCTCCAGCTGAACCAGTCATAACATAACTCAATTGAGAATCAAATGAGAATGCTGTATTTGCTCCCGCAACTGCTCCGTTAGGAATTGGATTTAAATAAGTTGAATTATCTCCAGCTACACCAGCCGTATCAAAGTTCATACCACTATAATATACAGTAGAAGTTGTTGTGTTATTTGCTGAACCAGTTTGGTAAATTACCGCTGGTACATATGATGCTTCGGTTGAGTTATTAGTTGCTATTGGATTTGTATATGCTCCATGTCCAAATGGTGCTGCTGATATTGGGAATGAACCCGGTTCAGATACTTCAACTCTAAAGTGAATTGATTTATTTGAGTAATCACCATTTTCAGTAATCTTACCATTATCATCAATTGTAAACCATCTGTCGCCAATTACTCTAGCAATATATCTAGGAGATGATGGGTCTAAGTTTACATTACCAAATGATTCAATTATAGAAGCTTTCTTATCACTATCACCATAACTTCTAAGTGTTACAGAGAATGTTGAATAATCCGTTGAACTATCTTGCCCAGCTGCCTTAACATTAGAAATACCAATTTTGTATTTAGTATTATATGGAGTACCATGTCCTAATGTATGGAAACGGAAAAGTTGATATCTTTCACCACTTACTAATTGAGATACAACCCAAGGAGTAGATGCCTCTTGAGCATCATATTCAAAATTTTGGTCAGGTAAATAAAGTAAAGAAGCAGATGCTCTATTACCAATTATATCGGATGAACCAGTAAATGAAGTTGCTATATTTTCAAAGAATGTATAAGCGTATGCGGCTTTAGCACCAAATGGAGATTCACCAAATACATCAGCTACATCATTTGTTGCTGTTGCTAAAATTGATGCAGATACACTTGCTGCGGCTGAACCAGAACTTATCAAACCAGATATTACAAATGAACCAGGTATAGTAGCGCTACTTGTAATAGTAGTTTCTGCTTGTATAAATCCTACATCTTTTAATCCATATGCAGTTGAATGTAATGTAGAGATTAATTTTTGGGAAGTTCCATTAGTAGAACCTGATATCAAAATACCTAAAGGTTTTACTTGTTTATATCCATTAATTCCTCCAACTCTTACAATAGTTGCTGCTCCAGCTTCTCTTAAGTAGTTTTGTACTGCATATTCAGTATAATATGTTCCATCAGGTGTTCCAAAAATTTGTTGGAATTCTGATTGACTTCTTACAATAGTTGGAATGAATGCAGGTCCTTGTTTAAAAGGTCCTACGAATGCTGCTCCAATTTGTCCTACTCCTTGCGCTAAGAAGGATAGGTCATTTTCTCTTGTAAATACACCAGGTGATACGATTCTTTCTGCCATTTTATTTCTCCGATTATATTGTTTTTAAATGCTAATATTGAGTATATACAATATTACCTATATAAATATAAAGAAAATGTCCAAAACACAAATTTGTTTATAAATAAGTGCTTTGGACATTCAATATTATTGTAAGTAAATACTATTATGCAGGTGCTCTCTCACCAGTAGGTTCAGGTGTAACACTACCAGAGGTAGGAGACCAAGGTAAATCGTTTTCAGTAACATCAATTCTACTGTATTTAACCTCATCTATTTGTCTTTGTATCATTTCGTTAATATGGTTCATATAATTAGATGGACCTACTCCACTAACATAATCTTTAATCCATTCCAATACTATTTCTTCTGTCAAATCTTGATAGTCTATAAAACCATCACCATTTACATCTTTAGCTTCAAACGGAGTTGCTCCATGAAATATTCCAGTATTACCATCGGAATCCGTACCAGTTATTGTCCATTGAGTACCAACCACAATATTATTTAATGTATCAGTATTTTGCTTTCTTAATGATGTCAATTTCCATTCGTATGTCAGTGCCATAATTTATTTGTTTATATGTTATAAATATATATTTTTTTGTTTTTAAACTTCTAATGAACCACTATAATAATCAGTAGTTAATAAATGTCTATATGCTTGTGCCATATGGTCTAATTCAGATGGTACTTCTAACATAAATCTACAATAATGGTCCATACCAGCTGTTCCGATACTTACACCATATTTATTATCTCCTGCAATTGTACCAACAAATCCAACTGGTTTTGCATCATTATTTCTTGCAGCTTGGTCTTTCCAAATGGTAACAGCTATTGTTGCCACATATCCCGCTATCCAATAAACTTCAGTACCAGGAGATTCATCTCTAACTGTAAACCCATCTGGTCTAGACGTATCCACTGGTGGGGGAGTATCTGCCATTCTTTTTTCAATTGTTACGTTTGTAACTACATGATATGCATTAGGTACAATAACTCCAGTTCCAGGTATTTCAAAATCTTTAATTAGTGCCATATTATTATCCTTTAATATTAAATATTAAATTATTTAAAATTTCTTTTAATTCTTTAATTTCTTCTGATTGTTTTTTTACAATTTCATTTTGCTCCTTAAATGCTTCAATAAATAATCCTGCAAGATTACCATATGCAACCGCATATTCATCTAAATCTTTCACATATGATACAACTTCCGGAACAATTTCATTTACTTCTTGTGCAATTACACCCAATTGTCTTTTATCAGCACCACCATCAGGAATCGTATCATTTTCATTATAAATTTTAGTATAGTAAATACCTCTTAATTGTAAAACTTTATCCAAAGCGTTATCAACTGTAACAATATCCTTTTTCTTTCTTATATCCGAATAAGCTACGATATTGCCTGTTGCGTAAACACCACCATTACAATATATTGCATACCCTCCGGCGGTTGAGGATGTACCCATTCCAGTACAATTATTTCCCAATGAATGATAAAACACCCATCTACCATATCCCTCTATATAACATCCACCATTACCACTTCCATCAAACATATAGTAAGGTGAGTTACCAGTACCAATACTTAAACCATACCACCCATTTCTATTACCATCAATTATCCATGAACCATATGACCTGTTACTTGGGTAGAAGTGTGCACCATTTATTCCAGAATATATTCCATGATGTCCAGTAAGATTTTGCCATGTATGCCAAAATGAATAGTTAGATGAACCACTCAATTGAATTAGAATACCACTCATATCATAATCAGAATATAATCTAACTCCTTCATATGAACCAGCGTTTGCTCCAAACTTAAGACCTGTATGATATGCAATTCTTAAATCCGGATAAGGATAACCCCAACCACCACCTTCTTGGAAGATAGAGTATGCGTTTGTACCTTGTCCAGAGTTACCACCAACTCCAGTGAAATCTAAACGAGCTATTCTACAATAATCATTGAATTCACCAGAACTCAATTGAGAATATCCAGTTGGGTTACAATAATATGATGTATTAACTCCTTTATAAAAGGCGTTAGCCATTACATTTTTATTACCACCACCAGGTCCAATTCTTACTTCACCACCATCATAGTAGTTTAATTCCAATGGGTCACCACCTCTACCATTTACAGTATCAAAATATCCGTTTCTACCAATAACGCCATATGAACTATCACCTTGCCAATATAAATTATAATAATATACTGCGTTTAAAGATGATGTTCCATCAGGATCTAAATAATATCCACCATTGTTTGAATCTCTAAATGATGTTGCCCATAATGCTGATGTACTTGAATTATTATCATACATTGCAATCTTATACCAACCACTAGGGCTATTCCAGCTATATCTCCACCATAAGTTTGCATTCACACCACCAATCATCTGCCATCCGTATGCGTTACTACCATTACTCCAGTGGAATGTTTGAATACCAACGTGATGTGATGTATCACCCGGTCTATTTTGTGCACCAGTAGAACCCCAGCTATCAATAAATCCAGAACCCCATCCTAACATTTCATTGAAAGTATAAGAACCCCATCCCATATTACCAGTCCAATAAACTTGGTCTCCTGTTATGTAAGGTCTCCAGTAATTATATCTACCGGTTATACCAGTTTTAGCTTGCGTAGTTTGATTCCATCCATTAATATTTGAATCTCTATCTCCAGCAGGATTTAAATAGTATCCAGTACTTTCATTATCACGATAATAAGTTGCATCTACATATTGTCTAAACCAAGCTCTTGATGAAATTGCTGCGAATGTTGTACCATAGTTCATTATCAACATACCATGGTCATTCAAAAATCCAGCTTGTCCTCCCGCGTTTGGATGTGACCAAGCTATACCATACATATTGTTGGTAGCTGAGCCATCATTTGATATTTTATATGCATCACCCATCGCATATACCATTTGATATCTAGTTGATGTATAAACCCCAACTATACCAGACCCATAGTTATTATCAAGATACAAATAGTTTCCAGAATAAATGTTGTATCCGTTAAGCCTTCCATTACTATACCAGTTTGTTTCACCATGAAATCTAATGTTCTGTCCACTATAATAGTTTAAGTACATTTGCTTACTAGCACTTGCCGAGTCCAAATGTAAATTACCATCCGTTGAAATTACTTGTGCTTGATAACTACCAAGTTTATTACTTGCAGCACCTACATATAGATAAGCTCCCCAAGATGCATTTGGTCCATATAGTGTACCAGAGTTATCTCCATTTTGTACAGCCTCTCTAACATATGAATAGTTTCCAGATACAGCAAATGTTTTAATTGTTGAACCATTACTACTTTGAATTCTAAATCCAGTACCAGAGTATGCTCTAATTTCTTCCCAATCATCATCTGCGTTCCATAAGAAGTGATTTGTATCTCCGTTAGTTCTTAGATATAATCTTTGGTCATTCAAACCATAAGAACCAGTCATATTAATACCACCACTAATAGGAATTGCATAAGAACCATAGTTTCCAGCATGCAACATTGCTCTCCATCCACTTTGCCAGTTTGTAGTACCATACCATCCGTATCTATGAAGAATTTCACCCTGATAGAAGTAATATTGGTCATGTTGATGTCCACCTAATCCATAGTATTCAATTAATGTACCATATGAAGATGGTGCTCCACTTTGAGTGTAACTATCCCACATTCTAAATGACATTGATTGAGTACCACTACCATTACCATGAGCTCCCCAACTATAATCCCATTCTCTATAAGGGAATGTTACTTGGTTTACTACTATTCTATTACTATTCCATAAATAAGTTGTATCATCTGAAACATAATATAATGGTGAACGGAAATTACCATTTACCGAATCTGGTGTTATCCATACAGTTTGGTCAGTCATTCTAATTGTTGTAAAATTAGAGTTACCTTCTGTACCAGTATTCAAATCTATTCTTCTTGATGAACCTCTATTTGAGATAATCATTTTACCAGTACCATCATGATTTAATGAGAAACCTTGAGCTGTATAAGCTGCATAAGTTCCAAATGATTGAGATGAGCCTCCCAAACCAATATATGCTCTATGTGTACCATTTTCAGTAAAGTCTGCTAAACCATATGTAGTTGAATCATTTAAATTTAATCTAACATTACCAGTAGTAAGATTATTAGTTAAAGTAGTTGTGCCAGCTGTAGTTAATGAATTTATATTAGATGTACCTGCCGGGTCTGAATAGTATCCAGTATTATCTCTATCATAGAATCTATATGCGTATAAATCTCCAGCTAAAGTAAGAGTACCACCATTAGATAATGCCATTATTTGAGTTGCCCCAGCATTATACCAATCATATGCACCATTACCAAAGTTTCTTAAACGAGATGTACCAGCATCTTGTATAAATCCAGTATAATTAGAAGCATCTCCAATATTTAAACCAGTACTCCAACCAACACCAGCTGCACCACCTGCCCAAATACTTACTCTACCAGAAGAAATTGCAGCTGTGCCACTTAATACAGTTTGTCCACCATATACATAGAAAGGAACTGATGGTGAACCAGGAGAACCAACGGATACACCTGCTGTAAAGTTATTATATCCATTAAGGTATAACATGTTAGTATTCCAACCGCTATATCTCCCTATTGCTTGCCATCCAGTTAATTGTACAGTCGTATCACCACCACCTGCTACGTTTAATGTAGGTCCAGCAAAATATCCATTACCACTTTCATTTACTGAAAATAATTCGTTTGATGCTTTTCTTGCATTGTTTCCAACTATAAATTTACTATCGGTTTGGTTATTATTAGAATCTATACTTACACGTACATCACCAGCACCAGCCATATAAAGTACATTACCAGATGAATTATCTTGTACAAGAATCACATCATATGTATTATCTCTATACAAACCAGCGGAAGTATCACTTAAATAAAATGCCCCTCCATTTCCACCAGAGTTTGCAATTACCTGATTGAATACAACGTTATCGGTTGTACGAACATTTTGGTTCATATTATAAGCATAAGGGTCACTTACACTATCCAATAGATATTTCCAACCAGTCCAAGAGTTACCACTATTAGTACTATAATCACCAAAACGAACTCCTAAACGAGTACCACCATAAACAGAACTATATGGTGTATATAATTGTAACGAACCGCCACCACCAGAATAAGTTCTCATCATCATTACAGACCCATAATTTGGAAATCCTTCTGTAGATGAAACGAATGCATTTGTTATGCCTTGTCCAAATGCTTGTGGTAAAGATGATGCACTCCAACCATAATTAGCTAATGCATTTAATAGGTTAGCCGATGTTGCTACACCACTTAAGTTTGATGTTACGTTTACAAATGTTGGTGAATCGGTTGTTCTAAGATTTTGATTCATTAAGTGAACTTCCGTAGCTCCCTGTCCAGTATCAACCGTAGCAAACGTTACTGCATCAGTTGTACGAACATTTTGATTCATTGCGTACAATTCATTTGCACCTTGTCCAGTATTAACGGTTGCAAATGTTACACCATCAGTAGTTCTTACGTTTTGGTCCATTAAATAAACTTCGGTTGCTCCTTGTCCTGTGTTTAATGTACCACTAAGAACTACGTTACCACTTACGTTTACGTTATCATCAAATGACCATCTATCATTACCCTCATCCCAAATAAATTGTTTTGTTGCTGCATTACCTCTCTTAACTTCTATACCAGCGTTTTCGGTTGGTGTGGTTGATGCTCCAATATCTGCGTTTAATGTAATGATATTATCACCTACATTTAAAGTTGTTGTATTAATATATGTTGTTGTACCACTTACAGTAAGGTCACCACTAATTGTAGCGTTACCAGTTACTGCTAATGTAGTTCCATCAAAAGTTAAATTTGATTCAACAGTTCCGTTTGGCGCAGTTCCATTTAAAGTTATTACACCATTATTTGTTCCACCAGTTAATGATAATAATCCAGATGAACCAGATGTACCACGTGTTCCTGATGTGCCAGAAGTTCCTGATGTGCCAGAAGTTCCTGATGTACCGCTTGTGCCAGAAGTTCCCGAACTTCCACTTACACCAGATGTTCCTGATGTGCCACTACTTCCACTTGTTCCCGATGTGCCACTTGTACCAGATGTTCCTGATGTGCCACTTGTACCAGATGTTCCTGATGTACCTCTTGTGCCAGATGTTCCTGATGTGCCAGACGTTCCCGATGTTCCAGAAGTTCCGGATGAGCCACTAATACCAGATGTTCCCGAAGTTCCGCTTGTGCCAGAAGTTCCCGATGAACCACTAACTCCAGAAGTTCCTGATGTACCAGATGTACCATTTGAACCTTGTGCCCCAGACGTACCACTTGTGCCAGACGTTCCTGATGTACCACTTGAACCTTGTGCCCCCGATGTACCACTTGTGCCAGAAGTTCCTGATGTACCTCTACTTCCGCTTGTGCCAGAAGTTCCTGATGTACCAGACGTTCCTGATGTACCATTTGAGCCGGATGAACCTTGTATTCCAGAAGTTCCTGATGTTCCAGAAGTTCCTGATGTTCCACTACTTCCACTTGTGCCAGACGTTCCTGATGTTCCCGATGAACCACCTGTGCCACTTGCTCCACTAGTACCACTACTTCCAGAAGTTCCTGATGTACCCCTACTACCTGATGTGCCGCTTGTACCGCTTGTGCCGCTTGTGCCACTTGTACCACTTGTACCACCAGCGCCACCAGCTCCACTTATACCGGATGTTCCAGAAGTTCCTGATGTACCAGAAGTTCCTGATGTGCCGCTTGTACCACCACTTCCAGATGTACCACCACTTCCTGCAGTACCAGAACCTCCACCTGCTCCAGTTAGACCAGATGTTCCCGATGTACCACTTGTGCCAGATGTACCGCTTGTGCCAGAAGTACCTCCACTTCCACCAGTTCCAGTTGAACCAGTTGGTCCTATTAATCCCGATGTACCAGACGTTCCCGATGAGCCACTACTACCACTACTACCACTCACTCCACTACTTCCACTAGTACCAGATGACCCAGATGTACCAGATGACCCAGAAGTTCCCGATGAACCAGATGAACCATTTTGTCCTGATGTTCCTGATGTGCCAGAAGTTCCTGATGTGCCAGATGAACCGCTTGTACCAGAAGTTCCTGATGACCCAGAAGTTCCACGACTTCCTGATGTGCCAGAAGTTCCTGATGTGCCAGAAGTTCCTGATGTGCCAGATGTTCCTGATGTACCAGACGTTCCCGATGTACCAGAAGTTCCTGATGTGCCCCTTGTGCCGGATGTTCCTGATGTACCACTTGTGCCAGATGTTCCTGATGTGCCGGATGTTCCTGATGTGCCAGAAGTTCCTGATGTGCCAGAAGTTCCTGATGTGCCGCTTGTACCAGATGTACCAGATGATGCTGCAGATGTTTTTATACCTATTTTACCACTTACAGTATTATAAACTAAAACTTCTTGAGTTGTTAAATCTTGTTGTAGTGAACCAGTTCCAAATGTTAATGAACCAGTTATACCAACACTACCAGTAAATTCTTGCTTATCATTTTGTGCATCACCAAATTTGTTACTTCCACTTGCGTAGATTATTGATGATGAAATATATGTTGCGAATAATTCAGTTGTATTTATTTTTCCAGTTACATTTAAGTTACCAGCAATATTTGTATTTGTGTTTACTTGTAATCCTAAATTTGGAGATATAATTGCTGTTGCAGAGCCTGATTTTAATCTGTCTAAATCCCCAATTGCACCAGCATTAATATTAAATAATCCACCTCCATCACCTCTAAATAATGATGCTGTTATTGAACCACTAATTTGTGTGTTTCCTCTTATTTGCAAAGTAGAACCACCACCAGTTCCTATAATATTTGTCTGAACTGCGGATGCTGTAAAATTTCCTACAACACTTACAGATTCCGATGAAGCATTTATAATAGAGCTACCACTTACAAAAAGAGATATACTATTTACACTATTTAAATTTAAGCCATTTGGGTCTTTACCATTAAACTGCATTCCGTTTACCTTTTATTTTTTATGATACTTCTAATACTGAAACAACAACATCGGCAGAATTTGCTAATGATGATGTTACTGATATAAAATCATTTGCTCCTAAAACTAATTTTTGTTCTCCACCAACCAAAACAGTTGCACTACCTTGTGGTATCAATACATCTTTAACTAAATATACACATTTATTTTGAGTTGAATTTCTAACCATAGCACTTACTGAAATATTTTGTGATGCTGCATTTGCAACATTCACACCAATTATCGTAGTTGTTATTGCTAATGGTGTTTGGTATGCAATTACGCCAGCCGTTCCTACCGAACCTGTAATACTATTTTTGAATGTGTTTGCCATTTTATTTTATTTTTATCCTAATGCTATTGCAAATGCTAATGCAGTATCTAATACATCAACATTATCAACTCTAAATCCTCCTTGTGTTAAAAATATAGAACCAGTGATAACTTGAGAACCAGTTACAAATAATCTACTTGTTACATTTAAATTACTAAATGTAGCTTGCTCTACTTCAATAGTACCTTTAAATGAACCAGTAATAGAGCCCGTAAATGAACCACTTAAATTAGCGTAAGCATTTGAAGCTTGTGAAATTGAGCCGGAAAATATGGGACTATGAATTATCATCTATATTATATACATTTCGTTATGTGTATAAATATAAATAATTTTCCTTTTAAGGTTTAACAGGCCAGTTGATGGAAAACGGATTGGATTGAGATGTAATATCTCTTAATGTTTGTCTATATGTTTGCCACAATTCTTTAGTTTCGGTAGGAATATCCGCTAATTGTGTCCAATCGCATTCTGACAATAATTCATTTCGTTGTGTTCTAACAATAAACCATTGATTTTCTATTCTATAATCAATTTCGGATTGGGTTGCGGTTGTTTGATTCCAGCTTTGATAATATACACCATCCGTTAGGACAGGAGTTCCTTCGGTAATATTTTTTGTGTAGTCATTTGGTATTATAGTTGGTGTAACTTCATACATATCCCACTCAGCCAAAACTTCATTTGTTAAATTAATAGGAAAACTTACATTAGGATGCGATGCTCTTAGTGTAGGTATATCATATGGATAATTAATTGTATCTTCTATTATTCTTAAATACATATTATTTAAAGTTTGCAGGTATAGATGCGAAGTTTGATAAGCCTATACAATTCAAAAATGCACCAGTACCAGTTGGTGTTGGTGTTCTACTCCATATTGTAGGAGCTGTTCCAACTAATGCATTTGATGTAGTAGTCATATTATAAACATTTTGAAAGTTGGTTACACTTAAATTATTTGTAAATTGTAATACGTTTGTCAATGCTCTACAATTTCTAAATGTACCAGAAAAAGATACTACATTTGTATTAGTATCAAATAGTGTTGATGGAACTGTTGTTAAATTTGTACAAGCAAGAAAACAAGATGCAAATGTTGTTGCTAATGTTGGTGCATCAAATAGTCCTGATGGTACAGTTGTTATTGTTGTTATACTAGAAAAACTATCCGTAAATGATGTTGCATTTGGAGAATAATCAAATAAATCCGCTGGTATTGCTGTAATTTTTGTACCTCTCATAAATGATGCAAAACTTGTTACTTCACTTAATCCCGTATATCCACCTACTCCACTCAAAGATGCACTACCGGGAATTGCTGTTAAATTTAAACATCCATAAAAATTAACTACTCTCAATCCAACAATTCCCCATTGAACTAATTCAGTTATCAAACTTCTAATAGATGCGTTATTATCCACACGAAATCCTGGCATATATCCACTAATAGTAATTGTATATGTTCCAGCAGATGCGTATGTATGAATTCTATCTGCCGATGTAGATGATGTAATTAATGGAGAGTTTGCACTTCCATCACCCCATTGAATATATAATGAAGGGGTTAATCCTGCAAAATCTACTAAAGGTACAGTAAATACCGTACTTGCTGCTGTTGTTGTTACTTTAAATACAAATGGATACACTGCTGATGATGATGTTTCTACTAATCTTTTATAAATCATAACCTTTTATTTTAAGCCATATTTTTACCAACCACAAATCCATAGAATGTAGTTCCTCCATCATAAGTATAGAAAACTAAAACATCTATACCAGAAGTTGTAAGGATTGGAGCACTTCCACCAGCCCAATCAACATTCACAGGCCATGTAATTACAAATGCTTGTGCATTTGCAGTTATCAATGTAAATCCAAATGCTTTACCTGCAGGTGCGTTACTAAATGTTATAGTTGCGTTACCATTAAATGTTCTTTTGAAGTTATTAGCGGTTGACATATCTATTGTAGCAGACCCACCAGTTCCTAAATCATTATAAATTTCTCTATATGATGTTGCTTCCAAATATGTACTAGCATCCATTCCACCTGTTAGTGTGATGTTACCAGTTTGGTTAGTATCACCAATTAATGTTAATATACTTCCATCAAATGTAAAGTTGCTTTCCGCAGTTGCTCCAACAGGTGCATTGTTATATGTTAATATACCATCATTTGTTGTTCCTACTATACTAAGACCAGATCCCGATGTACCACCACTACCAGAAGTACCAGATGAAAAACCTGGAGCGTTTGTTCCAGATGAACCACTACTTCCCGTATTTCCTGATGTTCCAGAAGTTACACCATAGAAAGATGTACCAGACGAACCACTTGAACCAGCTGCTCCAGTAGAACCAATAGCACCAGACGTACCCGATGTTCCAGATGAACCAAAGAATGTACCATTTACACCAGATGAACCCGATGTTCCAGATGACCCAGATGTTCCAGAAGAACCATATCCAGATGTTCCTGATGTGCCACTACTTCCTGAAGTTCCAGATGAACCAAACATTGTACCATTCACACCGGATGTTCCCGTTGAACCAGAAGTTCCTGAAGACCCGGCTGTACCTGTTGAGCCGCTTGTACCAGAAGTTCCTGATGTTCCAGAAGTTCCCGATGAACCAAACATTGTACCATTAACTCCCGATGTACCAGATGTTCCATTAGAACCACTTATACCAGATGTTCCATTAGAACCACTTATACCAGACGTTCCTGATGAGCCAGACGTTCCTGATGAACCAAACATAGTACCATTAACTCCCGATGTACCGGCCGAACCAGTTGTACCGCTTGTGCCAGAAGTTCCACCAGTACCCGTTGTGCCAGAAGTTCCCGATGTACCAGAAGTTCCTGATGTTCCGGAAGAACCAAACATTGTACCATTTACACCAGACGTTCCTGTTGAACCAGAAGAGCCTGCAGTTCCCGATGTACCATTTGTTGCATCTAATCCAGACGTTCCAGATGACCCAGATGTCCCACTACTTCCAAAGAATGTACCATCTAATCCAGAAGTTCCTGATGTGCCAGATGAACCAGACGAACCAGATGTACCAGCTCCAGATGTTCCCGATGAACCAGATGTGCCACTACTTCCAAAGAATGTTCCATCTAAACCGCTTGTTCCAGATGAACCCGATGACCCAGACGTTCCAGATGTACCAGCTCCAGATGTTCCACTACTTCCAGCTGAACCATTTGTACCACTACTTCCAAAGAATGTACCATCTAATCCAGAAGTTCCTGATGAGCCAGATGAACCAGACGTTCCACTTGAACCAGCACCATCAGTACCACTTGTACCAGTTATACCACTAGTCCCACTACTTCCAAAGAATGTACCATCTAATCCAGAAGTTCCTGATGTGCCAGATGAACCAGACGTTCCTGAAGACCCAGATGAACCAGACGAACCTCCACTACCATTTGTACCACTAGTCCCACTACTTCCAAAGAATGTACCATCTAATCCAGATGTGCCAGACGTTCCGGATGAACCTCCACTGCCGCTTGAACCACCACTTCCACTTGAACCGCTTGTACCACTACTTCCAGATGTTCCTGATGAACCTCCACTGCCACTACTACCACTACTTCCAAAATAAGTACCATCTAATCCAGATGTTCCACTTGTACCAGATGTACCGCTTGAGCCACTTGTGCCAGATGTACCGCTTGTGCCAGATGTTCCACTACTTCCAAAATAAGTACCATCTAATCCAGATGTTCCAGATGACCCAGATGTTCCTGATGTGCCAAATGTTCCCGATGTACCATCCGTACCAGATGTGCCAGATGAACCGGATGTTCCGCTAGTGCCAGAAGTTCCATTTGTACCTGTACTACCACTCGTACCACTACTTCCTGATGTACCAGATGTACCATCAGAACCAGATGTGCCCGATGTACCAGAAGTTCCCGATGTACCAGCTGATCCCGATGAACCTCTTTCACCAGAAGTTCCCGATGTGCCAGATGTACCATCAGTACCACTTATTCCCGATGTGCCAGATGTTCCATCCGTACCACTCGTACCACTACTTCCAGAAGTGCCGCTTGTGCCAGATGTACCATCAGTACCACTTATTCCGCTTGTGCCAGAAGAACCAGAAGTTCCTGACGTACCAGATGAGCCATCAACCCCAGACGTTCCTGATGACCCAGATGTACCAGAAGTTCCCGATGAACCCGTTGAACCAGAAGTTCCTGAAGACCCAGACGAACCAGAAGTTCCTGAAGACCCAGATGTTCCGGATGACCCAGATGAACCTGTTGTACCACTTGAGCCGCTTGTACCAGAAGTTCCCGATGAACCAGATGTACCATCAGAACCAGACGTTCCTGAAGACCCAGAAGTTCCCGATGACCCAGACGAACCAGCTGAGCCAGTTGTTCCCGATGTACCAGATGATCCCGATGAACCTCCACTTCCCGATGTGCCAGATGTTCCCGATGTACCACTTGAACCAGCTTCTCCTTTAGAACCAGACGTACCAGACGTTCCCGATGTACCAGCAGTTCCTGATGTGCCAGAAGTTCCAGATGAACCGTTTGAACCAGAAGTACCCGATGTGCCAGATGTACCACCCGTACCACCTGTACCAGTTGTTCCCGCTGTTCCACCACTGCCACTAGTACCACTTGAGCCACCAGTACCAGTTGAACCAGAAGTTCCACTACTACCGCTTGTACCACTACTTCCGCTAGAACCACTACTACCAGACGTTCCTGAAGACCCAGAAGTTCCTGAAGACCCAGAAGTTCCGGATGAGCCAGATGTACCACTACTTCCAGAAGTTCCCGATGAACCGGTTGAACCAGATGTTCCTGAAGACCCAGATGAACCAGAAGTTCCTGATGAACCAGAAGACCCAGAAGTTCCCGATGTGCCACTTGTTCCAGAAGTTCCTGATGTGCCAGATGTTCCAGATGAACCACTACTACCAGAAGACCCAGATGTTCCCGAAGACCCAGATGAACCAGAAGTTCCCGATGAGCCAGAAGTTCCCGAAGACCCAGATGAACCAGACGTTCCTGAAGACCCAGAAGTTCCTGAAGACCCAGAAGTTCCGGATGAGCCAGATGTACCACTACTTCCAGATGAACCCGTAGAACCAGAAGAACCAGAAGTTCCTGATGAACCAGCTGAACCGGAAGAACCACTACTACCAGATGAACCTGACGTTCCTGATGAGCCGGCAGTTCCAGATGAACCTGCTGTGCCAGATGAACCGGCTGAACCATTTGTACCAGATGAACCACCAGTACCTGTTGTACCTGATGAACCTACTGCTGCTGCTATATTTCTTCTTTCTAATTTTTTAGTTAAACTATTCCATACAACAACTTCTTCGGATGAGCCAGTTGGTAATGAGTTTATTAACAAATTACTATTTGCTATAATACTACCACTAACACCCAAGCTACCACTAATTGTAAGTGATGCGTTTATTGTTTGGTCTGTGTTAATTTGTAAGAATGATGATGTATCAGATGATGGAGTATTTAATGCAAATAATGCATAAGATGCGGTGAATGCTAACGATGCAGTTCCAACTAACATTGAAGAAGTTTGTGAACTAAGTAAATCACCAAAACCAGCACCACCACCACCTAATATTCTTACTAATACTCCATCTGAACCAGAAGATATTACATCAACACCAGAACCAGTAAAATGAATTTTTCCTACTTGTGCTTTTACTAATGAACTTGTTTGATATATAAATAGTTCAGTACCACCACCACCGGCTCCTGCATTTAATGCATATGATGCGGTTAATGCGTAAGAAGAACTTACTGCACTAAACACAGCCATTGAAGATGTTTGTGAGTTTCTTACTAAGTTTTGAATATCATTTAATGCTGATAATGATGCTGAATCAAATCCAGTAACATTTCTTGCTGTTTCAGCAACGAATGCATATGATGATGAAAGTACCGTACCAATAACTCTACCACCTTCTATTGTACCACTAATCAAAGAACCACCACTACCAATTACAGCATGTCCACTTGTCAATCCACTAAATACAATTTGAATTGTATCATCATTTATTGATTTTATTGTACCGGGTAGGATTTGGTCTTCTGAACCTGTAGCGTAAACCTGTACCATTGGATATCTAATTCCTAAATTGTGTACAATTGTTAAACTACTTACATTGTTAAAAGATACCGTTTCAGTTAATGAAGTTTCAGGTTGAGGAATATAATGTCCTCTAGTTGGGTCATATCTTAAAATATCATAATCAATACTTGCAGTTGGTCCATTTCCTTCATATGCGTATGTACCTCTTAAACCTCCACTTACTATTGGAGAATATATTTGAGTACTTCCGGTTATTGTATATGCTCTTAAATTATCACCAACATAAAGATTACCCCAAATACTTGCAGATGTATTAACTACAAATCCGTTATCAGGGGAAATTGATGCTGTAAATGAACCACTTTTTAATATAAATGTTTCAAATGATAAGTTAGCAATATTAATATTATATAACCCACTACCATCTCCTCTAAAGGTTGAACCACTTCCAACCAATGATACATCACCACCAGTTACAAACAATCCACCACTAACTAATAAAGATGATGATATGTTTACTTTTGTATTTACTACTAAACCCAAATTAGGAGAAATTACAGCTTCAACAGACCCAGATTTAATTCTATCTAATTGTAAATCTTCCAATGCATTTGCAGGGATATTAAATAATCCACCACCATCACCTATATAAAGAGATGCTGTAATTGGTACATTTACATTCAATTCATCAGGACTTACTATTGCTCTAGCAGAACCAGATTGAATTCTGTCTAATTGAAGGTCTTGTAATGCTGATGCGGGGATATTAAATAGTCCACCACCATCTCCATCATAACGAGATGCCGATAGAGTACCACTTACTATTGCTGCACCACTCACTATTAAACTCAAAGATGAAGATGGTACAACTCTATCAATTGTCGTATAAGTGTTAATTACGAGTCCCGTATTAGGTGCTATGGATGCTGTTACAGAACCAGATGCTATTCTTGGTGCAGCTGTTGCAGCTACATTTGTTAAATTAGAACCATCTCCTATAAAAGTAAATGCTTCTATACTACCACTTACTTTTATAGAACCAGTAAATTGAGAACCTATTTGAGAGCCAGTTGCAGGTGTTTCTACTCTAAATCCAAAGTTAGGAGATACAGAAGCTGTGACACTTCCACTTGAGATTTTTGGAGATGCCGCCGCAACAACATTTGTAATTTGAGAACCATCTCCAATGAAATAATTTGCAG